TGTTGAAGAACACCTGTGTTTCATTAAAAATCCTATTTTTCCCAAAAAAATCCCTCATCATATCGCGCTTTCTTATCATGATGCGCTTCCTCTTCCATCTCATCCAAAACCGGGCGCTTCCTCCTGCCCAGTACACTAGCTTCCACAGGCTCGCGCCGTTGAGCGGGCGTGCTGCTCTCAGCAGCTTTAAGCCAAGGGTTACTCTCCGAACTCCAATAGCTCTTCCAGAGCGTTATCCTGCGCCACAGTGCCTCGCGATGCTCGTCCTTCGCCTGGTCGTGCAGTTGCTCCTGCTTCAGGTTCGTCGTGATCTGCACTTGCGTCCATCGGGCGTATGTAAAGCCGCCTTTCACCGGCAGCCTCAGTTTGTAGCCATCGAGCAATCCGAGCATCACCGTAATTGGCACGTTGTTCGCGTACTCATCGATCACGATGACTTCTTGCCCTTCGTAGCCGTCCCACCACTGTAGTTGGTCGCCTTGTATCTTATATGGCTTTCGTGCGCCCTCCTCGACCGTCATCGCGTTTCGCGTCTTTCCGCACCCGGTCGGACCACTGTGGACTACGACTTCCACGAATCTGAAATCTTCGGCCTTTTCCTCGTTATGCAGCTGCCGTACTCTTTCGATACCGCGATGGTACCGAATGAAGGCGCTCTTATGCCGGTCGGCCACTTCGACCATTCGTATGTCGCTTCGCGCGTCATCGTACGCAGCTTCGAGGTCCATTCGCCTGCCCATCTTCGGCTTCTCGCCCCACTCGACAAAGTCGCCGTCCTTCGAGCAGTATTCGAAATTTTTTGATGGCGTTGCTTTAGCAGCTTCCGTGTGCGCTCTCGCGTTGAAGAACGCGTGCAGCGTATCGCTCACCTTTTTCAGGCTCAGGCGCTTTTTGAATTGCAAGTAGCCTTGCAAGTGCGGCGTTCCGCTTTCGCCGACTTCCTTGCCGATTACACCGTACTTGACGGCGTCCCACGCTTGCACCTTTTCGAGGTCGCCCTCGGCGTAGTTATTATGCGTGAAGCAAATTGATCGAACTTGTTTGGCTGGCATCTTTCGATGTATTTTATTTTTTGTTTCTGAGTGGATTTTGCCGTACTTATATACTCGGCTCTGCGAATATTTATTTTTGAAACGCGCAATTGATTGGCCAATTTGAGGTGTCGGGTGGTAACCGGAGGTTACCCAGTATTACCCCGACACCTCCGTCTACCTAGGTGTATAGCACTCTTTTGAGTAGTTTTCGACTCAAGATTTCACTTGTTTTTGTTTCATCTTTTTCTGTTTTCCGCAACATGCCGTACCGCCGTCGCCGCCGCCGCCGCCGCACTCGTCGCCGCGCTCGCACTCATCGCCGCCGCCGCCGCCGCACCAATCGCTTCTCGGGCAGGAATATAATTCGTCGCATGCCGACCGCCTTACCCGACATGATCAAGACGCGCATGCGTTACTCGTTCACGCTCGCCGTCATTGGAGGCGGCACCTACGTTTTTCGCGGCAATTCGATTTACGATCCCAACTTGACCGGTACGGGCCACCAGCCTGCTTATCACGACTTCTACGAGCAGCAGTACCTCAGCTACTACGTCTCTGGCTCAAGCGTCAAATACCGCTTCACGCAGCTTCTCACCGGTGATGCCCTTCAGATCACCTGCGTTCCGTCGCTCGTCGATCCCGGTGCTTCGTTCACGACTTCTTTCACTCACCAACGTGAGCTGCCTCGTAGTAAGACTCGCATTATCTCTGGCAACGCCAATGGCGCTACTATTCGCCATCGTAGCAGCACTAAAAAGATGTGGGGTTTTGGTTACGACCGTTCCTCTGTCTCTTCTGATGTTGGCGCTGATCCGACCGCGCAGTGGTATTGGATCATCCACTGGCAATCTTTTTCTGGCGCTTCGATCAACGGGCACGTTGATGTCGACCTTGTTTACGACGTCATTTGGTACAACAAGAAGTCTCTGCCTCCGCAAGATTAACTGCCTTTGCACCCTGCGAAGCAGGGTTAGGGCGCGTGGCCTTCGCCGTGCATCCGCCCTTTCTTTAGCAGCAAGTTACCCCTAAGGCCGCGCTTGCGCGGCCGGGGGTAAGTGAAACACCTCCTTGTCATTGTTCTTAATTCTATTAATTGGTGGTGTTGAAGAACACCTGTGTTTCATTAAAAATCCTATTTTTCCCAAAAAAATCCCTCATCATATCGCGCTTTCTTATCATGATGCGCTTCCTCTTCCATC